TTCGTGTCTTTAACTATTTCACGGATTTTATCTAAATCTGTGCGTTTTCCTTGTGTTTGAATATCACCTTTTTCAAAGAAGTTGTCATCTTGTTTGATGCAATATCGTCTGTTTTGTTCTGCATTTCCCTTGGCTTGTTCCAGATGGGCTGCTTTTCCTAAAGACTTTTTGGTAGAATTGAATGAGCGAGGATTGTGGAATTGAATATATCCTTGGATATGCTGAGTTTGAGTAGTCGGTGCTACTTCTCGGCCGTATACCAGATACTTCGCATCTATATCCTGTATGCGTTGTTCGTCTTCGGTAGTATAATTGTTTAAAGTGAAACAATAGGAACGATGCTTGGAGTGTTCCATATAGAATAGGTTGAGAAAAAAATTTTATATTGAACGTATAATTTTGGAACGGAGGTTTTGGAACGGAAGTCAGGGGTAATACTGGACCCTGACATTAGACTTGCGAGCCGCAAGCCTAAACCTATTCCTCTCACTTCGCCCTCCTAACGTCGGGCAAAGGCGAAGTGAGAGGAAGTTTTAGTGGTGAGTTTGGTGGTTTTGGTGAAGTTTGGTTTAACAAGTTTGGTTAATTTTAGTTAAAAGCGGTTTTTGTATTCAAGGTAGATTGTTGTTTGCATTTCTAATATAACGATGTTGTCAGCACAAGACCATTGTTCGTCGTCGTTTGGTATAGCATCAATAGGAGCATTGGATTTTACGCGGATGTGGAGGCCACCTAAAGATATTTCGCTGTCGTCGTTTTCTTTACTACGCCATCTTTTTTCAATAGGAGCTGATGGTTTCCAGCAGCGAGTAAAAGAGTTTTTACTATTATGATTAACAAATCTATAGCCATCATCAACACCTTCTTCCCAAGTGGTAGGCCAAGTTAAAGCGAGTTTGGGGTTGAGTTGAGCTACGGGTTGGGCGGAGCCAGTAATGTTGTCGGGAGTGTAATTAACCTTGGTATGCATACACTTGGTTCCCATCGGTACTGATTGATGTCTAATTGTTGTTGTTGGGTTTGGTTCCTGTGTGGCGTAAGTAATAGGAATTTGTGGGCGTTTAAATTGGGTATATATGCATGATATTCTGTAGTGTTCGTAGAGTTCTAACATTTTAGCACAGTCGGGATGGTAGAATAAATTTGAGAAGCTGTCGTTGCCTGCGAATACTGGTGTAGTTGATACGTTTGCGAAAGGACAGAAGTAAATGTTGTGAAACATGGAGCCATCACTGGATGTTTTGAAATCTTCCATTTTTAATTCACTTGATACACGGACTTTAAATCTCATTTTATCATCAGGGTTGCGTGTGCGTTGGAGTTTTTTAGGGTTCATAAACTTTCTGCGTCTAACGAAAGGTTTTACCCAGCGGCGGAAGTTACGTCTTGCACGGGGAGCTGGTCGGCGGTTGTAATAGGCCATATATTAATGGTTAAGAAAAAAAGTTTCTTCGTTTATTATTTCATCTTCTATGGGTTCAGGGTTTTGTAAATTTACAAATGCGTTATTTTTATCAAAGTTTTCAATTTTATCTATACGTCTTATGAGTTGCATAACGTCTTCATTAGTTTTATACATAGTTTCTGGATGGTATGGAGCTGTAATTATAATATGTTTTGCTAAGAATTGACGAGTTGAGCCTTTACACTCTACTCTACAGGCATAGCGGTCTAATAATTGGAGGAGGAAATGAAAGGGTAGGGTTGAGCTACGGAAATCATCGAATAATACTCTCTCGTGTGCGTCATAACCTTCAAACCATTTGTCGTTGTTGCTTTTTATATAGCAGTCGTTTTGGAATAAATCTATTGCGTTGCGTGTTTTACCAGTGCCAGTTGAACCGTAGAACCAATATACCATTGGTTTCCAGTTTCTGGGTTTTTCTTTATATTTTAAGATACATTCGGCCATTTTTACTGATTGGTAAGAGGTTGCTACTTCTACTACATCACTCATTTTGTTCGTGTCTTTAACTATTTCACGGATTTTATCTAAATCTGTGCGTTTTCCTTGTGTTTGAATATCACCTTTTTCAAAGAAGT